TACCACATCAGCAAGGGCTGTTACTGCTGGTGCTTCAACTTCAAGCTGTCTTTGTCTTGACTCAAGTTCTTGAATTCTTTTATTTTTAGCCTCTTCAGCATCTCTGTATTGTTGAGCCTGTTTTGCAATCGCTTCATCATATCTGCCCTTTGCCTCAAGCTCTTCTTTTTCTTTCTGTTGCTTAAAAGCAATCAAAGCATCAACATCTACATCTGGAGGTACTGCTTTTGCTGCCTCCTTTGCTTTTTTATAATCATCTAAAATTTCTCTGTTGCTTTTTCTTAATGCCTCAACTTCTGCCACAAGTGCTGCTGTATCAACAGATGGATTTGGCTTGATTGGTTCTTCTGCCATAGATAAAAATTAACAATTATTTACAATATTAGCTCCACTTGGTTCTGTCTGCCCAAAAAGCTGCTGACATTTTGCCTTTTGCAATATTTTTAGCGTGTCTTGCTTTAAAACTGCGTCTTTTTGACTTATCTGCGTCTGATTCGCCCTTCCTTGGTGGTTTTGTCTTTGCTCCCTGCATACCAAACCTGATTAATTTTATTTTGTCACCTTCTTTTGCCAAAACAACATGAGATTTTGTTGGGTGTGATGGTGTTCTTTTAGGTTTATTAAAAGCAGATAAACCAAACCTTTTTAGTCTCGGATCTTTGCTCATTTGCCTTTTCTTCTCATAGCCATGTTATGAGCCTGTGTGAAACTCATGCCTTCTCTCATCTTACGTTTCATATATTCCATATGTGCCTTTGTATGCCCATGTGTTTCTTGATGCTTCTTAAGAGTGTTCTTTTGTCTAGTAGTTAGCTTCATAGTTACCTCTTTTTATTGTACTTAGTATATATAGACGCATCTGCTGTTCTAGCCTTATCTCCTCTCATATAACTATTGACCCTGCCAAAAGACCAAGCTTGCATTGTTGTATTTCTTGAGCCACCAGACAAATAAGCTCCTTGTCCTTTGCGGTAAACCTCTGCAAGTTCACCATAGAAGAATCTTGTGCCGTCAGCTTTTTCTTTAAGAGCTTTTTTTACGGCTCCGCTTAGTGGTTTTCTTCTTTTTTTTTGTGGTGACATTTTGAGCAACCCTTGATTTTTGTACAGCTTTTATATCAATAAACTCTCCTTTTCTATAAGCTTCGGCAGTCCTTTTTATTTCAGCCGCTTTAGAAGCCCTGTTCTTAGAACCAGACAAGTATTTTTTAGCAATACCTGTCTTTTTGTCCTTAGGTACTCGCCTTAGTTTCTTCCTTTTCACTTGTTACCTTTTTAGATTTTTTAGCAGTCGCTTTTGGTTCTTTTTTTGGCTCATCATAAGATTGAACCTTGAAGGTATATCCCATTACTTTTTGCCTCCCTTCTTTTTCTTCTTTGACTTTGGTTTCATGGTAGAACCATATCCAACACCTTTAGGCATAACAATAAAAGTAGCTGCCTTTATATTACTTCCTTTTACGTTTTTTAGCACTTGATAATGCTATGGCTTGTGCTTGTTTTAATGTTTTGCCTTCCTTCATTAACAAACGAATATTTGAGGAAATTACTTTTTGAGACTTACCTTTTTTTAGTGGCATTAGATATTTAAATCTTTTGTAAGTGCTTGAGCTAAGTGTTGCAAATAATTATGAATATTGCCATTAAAGAAATCAATCTTAATCAACATATCTTTAATTTTTGCTGCCTCTTCGCCTTTGGTATGCTTGATTGCTTCAATAACAACGGTAGATGGAATTATGTTAGGAGTTCCATTTGGTGAATTAACTGTGTAATATTGAAAATCTAATTTTTTTTCATTGAAGAATGTGGTAAAAAAGTTATTCATGGGGTTGTTGTGTCTATATTTAATATATATTATTCTTCAACAAGTGTCAACAACTATTAATTTAAGCAAGGTAAATGATTTTCTTCATCATACATAGTTTCTGCTAAATCTTCTGGAATCATATAATTATAATTATGATTAAAATTATCTCCATTCCAGCCTTCCCAACATTTAGGAAGTAATGTTTGTAATTTTTGCATCTTTGTCAATAAATCATCTTTCTCTAATCTTAATTCTGTATCAAGACGGCCATTTTCAATAATTAAAAAATATCCAAATTCATCATTATCTTTATATTCAAAAACCCAATTAATTTCTTTATTGTCTGTGATGTACTCATGGGTTGTAAAAGTTCTTTGAATTAACATTTAGGGGTTGCTATGTCTATATTGAATATATAACATTCTTCAACAGGTGTCAACAACTATTATTTATCAAAAGTAATTTTACCGTCATTAAAATCTTTAACAAAAGACTTAAAATCTTTTGCTTTAGAAGCTTCTTCAATACATTTTCTCCGTTCTTTAATATTCAAATGCAAAGTTGTCATAAATTTTGCAAGATCTCTGGAGAAAAAAATGTCATTGTCAATCATATATCTACTGTATCACTTACTACTATAGCTGATCTATTAAGTATTACCCAATAGTCAGCATCAAAGTGCATTAGTTCCTGACCACCTTCCTTAACAAGCTCAACTAAAGGTAACGGCACTTGGTATCCATCTATCCCCAAAATGCTACAAGCTTCACCGACTGTCTCTATATCATACCCTGTAAGTTTTTTTGCTTTAGCAATCGTTTCATCTTCCCATTTCTGAAAGGTTTGTTTGTACCAATTTGAATCTGGGAATGCGTGTTCAAACTTTAAATTTTTTGCACTCGAACCCTTTTCCCAAGTTTTGAAGTTTGCATCTTTTTTTAATCCAAATGCTGTTATTCTTTTTTTCTTTTCAGCAACAGATAATGGTGCTGCAAAAGCATTGCTCTGAGTATAATTTTCAGCTATTTCAATAGCATTTTTTGTACTTTTTGATAAAGTTGCTTTTGTTCCATGGAGATTTCTAGCTGCGGCATACGTTCCGTTACCATATATACCCTCACCAGCAAAGTAATTGTCTCCAGCCTTGCCTATACCCTTAAACTGGTCATTCCAATTATCATTTGAAACTCCTCGATATAGAACAAGGTTTTCACCATCAGCACCTTTTACTAAATCTTTTCTATCTTTTAATGCTTTAACATTTTTAACCCTTGTCGGTCTTTTATTAAAACCTTGTTTCCAGAAAAGATAATCATTGTACATGGGTGAATCTTTTGTAATCGCTTTTTCTATGCTTAAACCTTGCTCTAAAGATTGAATCTTAAAATCAATTGGCCCTGTATATGGATTTTTTATGCCTCTTAAAGTTTGAATTTTAATTTCATGTTCTCTAAATTTTTTAAGATCAGCCAACAACTCTTTTTCAGTAAGTTTTTTAAGCGGCTTTGATTTAATGAAGTCAGATGCTTTAGCAGTTCCTACAACAGCTTTAGGTTTAAGCTTGGGCTTCGGTTTGATATTTGTAGGCTTTCCATAGATCCTTTGTAAATCCTTGAGACTTCTTTCGCTATCATCATCACGAACAAACTTTTTTATTGCTTTCTGTCCAGATCCTTCCTTCTTTGCCAACCTCTTAAAATATTGAACTTTCTTTGAATTGCCTAAAGTTTTTACTTGTAGCTTTTTATCTTGCTGTAAAAGCCAATCACCATATTTTGTATTTTGTGGAACTCTACCTGTTGAACTTGGCCTAGTGACAACTTTTCCGACTGGTGGCTTTTCCAAACTTGGATATTTCTTCTGCAATCCATCAAAGTCAACAACAGGAACAGTAGTAGATCGACAATTAAAATGCTGTGGTGGTGTAGGGCCTTTGTTGTATGCAAACTGTTTGCCATCAAGATCTCTGCAAACTGCACTTGTTCTGCTATCTAAGGTTGCAACATATTCGTATTTAGGTGCAACTTTACTATTTGCCGCATACACCGCCTGTGATGCCTGATTCTGTACTTGATTAACAGATGTTCTTACTATTGTTCTTATTTGATGATTAGCAAGTTTTGTCCTTTCACCGCCAGCAAGTGCTAATTGTCTTGAGGTTTTAGCTTTTTGACCAAAATCTAAATTTCCAATCATTCGTCTTGCTATTTCTTGTGAAGATTCTCCGCTAAAAACACCCTGTCTAATATTTCTTGCAAGCAACTCATGTTGTCTTGTTGCTATACCACGGAAAGCTTTCTCTACTGTGTCTCCATTGGGTAGGGTCTGCATTGCTCCCTGTCTTGCAGTAAGTTCAAACTTTCCAGAACCAAACCTTTTAAAATCATCTTCTGTAAATTCTTTACTGGTAAATATATTTACTTGTGTTGGATCTGTTTTAACAAAAGATTCTGCATATTTCCTACTAACAGCAACAGAATTTATTGGCACATTACCAGACTTAACAACTTTTTTTAATTCGTTTTCTATAAATCCAGCCTGTACTTCTGCCAATCCTTCGATTTCCTTAATCATTTTTTGAGTTGTAAGCCTTGACCAAGTATCTAAACTTATCTTTGACTGTTGAATTATTGCCCTTAATCTTTTTCTTGTCTGTGGTGCTATAACAACCCCTGCCCCAGCTTCAGCTTGTCTAATGTTTATCTGCTTAAGTTTCTTTGTTGCTTCAAGAATTACATCATTATATGTTCTTTGAAACTCTGTTGATACAGCATTACTATATCTGTTTAAATCAATAGTCTCTCTAAAAAATGCTTCTGGTGTACTCATTCATCAGGCCGCGTCTTCTGTTTCGTCATCATCATCTGTAGCTGGTTCTTCTGGTGCTTCCATTTCTACCAACCCTCCGCTTTGCGTACTTTCCATTTCTTCCTCAATATCAAAGTCATCACCAAGAATCTCACCAGCAGATAATTGATTTAAGAGTGTTTCCTGTGAGATAGTGCCAGCAGTAAACAATGTTAATAGGCTTGTTATCTCCTGAGGCTCTAATCTTGTAGAAACAAAGTCTCTATTTACAAAGCTGCTACCAGCATTAGGTTCATTTAAATATTCGCTATGAAACTTGAGGCAGTTATCAATCAAGTCTTGCATCTGTTGGGCAATAACCATCATGGTTGAATCATTTTGTGACCGATCTATTCGCTTGGCCTCTGCTGTTTCTCCTACTAACTTCTGACCAAGTACTGCAGCTAATGACAATGTGTTTATTTGTTCCTTAAGATCACCAAGTCTTTGAAACTGACTGTCATAACTATCGCCTGATGGACTTACATATTCAAGTCTTGATTCTGGTGGTAATGCTAAAGCTTCACTAGGACCTGTTGTTATCTCATCAGCATTTGGATAACCAAAGACAGCAAGTAAAGGCACAGAACTAATATGTAAGATATTATCCAAGTCTGATTGAATCTGGTAATGCTTAAGGTTTAACTCTGCTATGTCATATAAGGGGCTGCGGCTTTCGTAATATCCAACTCTATTTGAATAAGCTATTGCAAAAGGAATCTTATCCTTGAGGCTCATTTCACCCTCATCAAATAATTTATATTCACTATTCTTTTTATCTTTTCTATGAATTTCATAACGACCACGTTCTAAAACTCTTATTTGCTTTATTTGTTTCTCGCCATACTTTCCATCAGGTTCTACAACATTTTCTAACAGCCTTAACTGCGTGAGTTGCCTTGCACCATCTATAATCTCACTTCTCCACCCAAGAATATTTCGTGGTGAATATGTCACCCAATAAGGTCTTGTCTTGTCTCCATCTTTAGGTGCATCTACAAGCACACCACAATGCCCGAATGAAATCGCTGTTCTGGCTGTTTCATATAACCAGACATTTAGATCATTCCCTTCTAGGTCTACGTCAAAAAGCTGCTCCCTCACTAAATCAGAAACATTATCAAGCCTTACTGGTTTTCTGGTGAGCATACCGCTTAACATTTTTTCAATTCTTTGCAAGTAAGGAACAACAGTAGATCTCGATAACCTTACGTCATAACTATCATCTGTTTCTCTTGCCTCCTGTGGTAAGTATTTTCTATGCTCACTCCTGATCTTATATGTGCCTTCCTTCAAGTCTGTTATCAAATCCCAAAACTGTGCCATACGTTGATATGCCGCATTTGGTGATTCAACTGTTGATACAGCCTGTGTTATAGGTTGGTTGTAAATATTTAATGAGCT